TTGCAGTTCTAGTTAATCCACCAATCATATGGATTAAACCAAAACCATAAAATCCTGTGCCAGGTAAAAATTTAAATTGTACAAAGTAATTTATTTTTTTCTTTAACGGATCCATTGCTCTGTAGTTTCTTCTAATCGATAAAACTTTATTACCTGCTTGAGCAACTGTAACTACATATGGAAGTTTAATTCCTGTAGGCTCGCCGTCTTCACCCATATCTTCATAACCTTCTAAATCTAAATTAGTATGGACTTCGTAAAGTGTGTATTGATCTTCTTGACCATCTTTAGCAATTCCTTCTAGTTCTAATTTTTTATCTTGTAATTGATTTTCAGTTACAGGTGGATTGCCTAATTCTACATCTCTGTAAAATCCTGCAACCTGTTGTTTCTTTAATTCGTTTTCTGAAATTTTTATAACGTGTACCACTGCATCTGCATCGTCTAATGAGTTTGCAGAATAAGGTACAATCAAATCTTCCGCTGGTACAAATTTTGAAACAGCTCTACCTAAAAGATCGTCGTAGTAGACTTTCTTAAAGGTAGAACCACTTAGAGGGAGATAGAAAAGCATTTGATCAAACTCTGGTTCGTATTCTTTCATCTGATCCATAATTTGATAATTCATAAAATCTTTTACACGTTTTGCCTGTTCTTCTTTTGGAACAGTCACGTCACCCATTATCTGTGTTCTAACAGGTCCATCACTTGGTAATAATTCTTTGTAAGCTTGTGCTTGAAACTGTGTAACCGCTTCAGCAAGTACAGGATGGTTTACACCTGATGCACCTCTGAAAGGTTCTGTTCGTCTCTCGTATTTAAATCCTAAAAGTTCTAAACCGTTTCTATATGTGTCTTCCCAATCTCCACGCGATTCTTTGTACTCGTTGTATTGGTCAACCATTTTAGAACCTAGTGGCTCTAAAATTTCATCACCTAAAAATTCTGCAAGGTTTGCAAAGTGATCTTCAGTTCCTTCGGGGCTCGCGGCTTTGGGGTCAAAAGAAACTTCTGCACCACCTTCTTCTGTCATTTCGATTTCAACAGGTCCACCTTTTTCTTGAATCTCTTGAACGTTTTCTTTGATTGCTTCTTGAATCTCTACTTCGCCTGGAAGTTCTACAGTTGTTTTTGTATTCGGTAACGGTTTATCTATTTCAGCCATTTGTCTAATCTATCCTCTTTTTTTAAATGTTTCAATTACTTCCTCTAGTAATACACTACTAGTAGGCTTTTCATCTTCTTTTAGTGGTTCTGGATTTGCAGCAGCCCATTCTAATAATTCTGCTTGCGAAACTCTTTGATCGTTTTCAGTATTTACAAAAGCGCCGATGTCTGGATTGTATTTTATATTCATTATTTTTTCTCCGCGAACATTGAAGCGAGGCCGCCTTCTGAATATCCTGTTCTTCCTCTACCAGTTCTATTACTTACTGGACCGCCATCAGAACCAATACCAAATCCTCCTCCAAAATCAAAAGATTGATTACCTCCACTGTCTCGTCCATAATCAGTTCGTCCGTGTATATTAGGATTATAATCTTGTCGTCCTTGTTTTTGAATTGCTGCTAAAGCTGCGGCTTTGTCTTTTGCTGCAGCCGCCGCTGCTAATTCGTTTTGTATTCTTTGTGCTTCTTGTCTTTGTTTTTCTGCAGCTTTAATTTGTGAATCTAATCTATTTTTAGCAGCGAGTTGATCTTTTCTAAAATTAAATTTAGTTCTCATCATATTAGTCATTTTATTTGCAAGCTCTGCATTTTTTCCTGTAAACAGTCCTGTCTCTTCATCAAACTCTACACCATATTTATCTGCTAATCTTCCTGTTAAACTTTCTCTTAAACTAGCAAAATCTTCTCCAACTGCTTCTGCATAATTACCAAAACCAGATCTAACATTTAAACCAAATGGATCTTTTTGTAGTCCAGATGTATTTTCACCAAATACTGTCGGACCTGTATAACCTGACATTGCTTGAGTGAATACTTGATCTCCTAAAGACATATCAAAATATTTATCTGGTAATGCTTTACCAATAATATTTCCAACTGTAGGAATGCCTGCTAATCTTCTTTGATCTACTTGACCAGTTCTAATCATTTCACCAATATCTCTTTGTCCGCCACCTGTAAATTTATTAAAAAATTCTGTAGCTTTATTTGGATTAGTTAATCTATTTTGTCTGTTCTGTGTTTGTGTTTTGTAATCAGAAACTAAAGACTCAACTCCTAAAGGTCCTACAGGGGCACTACCCATCGTATTCATAGATTGATTAATAATTCCTGTAACTTGTTCTGGTTGTGTTGGTGTAGATGCATCAGGTATTTCATAACCTGCTGCAGTGATTGCATTTCTAATTTCATCGTCAGTAAAATATCCTGCAGCACTCATACTGTTATAAATATTTAATGCAGGACCAGTAAGTGAACCACCTAAATTAAAACCTACTCTTCCACCATCCGCTCTTCTGTTTCTAAAAAACTTTTTATAATCAAACTTTGGTTTGCTTACTTCTTCAACACCACCTTCGTCATAACGTTCATCAATTTCGTATTCAATATCTTGTTTTTCTTTACCAGAACCAGACAATCCTAACTTTTCAGAAATATCAATCATCGTCTGACGTTTGTTAGGTCCACCACTCTTACCAGCTTGTTTCATTAATTCTGCTTTTTCTTCTTTTGATAAATCTTGTGCTTCTTCATCAGTCATCTCATCTAAATCTTCTAAAGATATTTTATCTTCTTTGCTCATAAAGATTTGACCAATACCAACGTTTGGTATAATCGTTGATAAAATTTTCATCGACTCTTCTGGATTTGCTTGAATGTAATCGTTAACTTGATCTGCAAGTGCAGCCATACCTAATGTGCCAACTGATAGACCGACGGCTTTTGCAAATGGGATAACTAAAGGTGCTGCTAAAATCATAATTAGTAATACGTTCTTTCAACTCGAGGAAGTGAGTCCTCTTTTAAATCTTCTGGATGCGCCACGAACCCTCCTTGTCTAAAACGCATTATTGCTTGTGTTGTACTGTCCACCAAGTCATCGTGATCTCCATATGGAAATGATGCACATTCTTCTATCACCTCTTCTGCGAACTTTTCGTCAGGCGCCCAAATTTGTCCAGACTCAAAGAGCGGAGCTACAGCGTTTACCCTAGCGTGTTTATCTTGTCCTTTGCTAGGAGTGTAATTTATAACAGGAATCCCCATTTTTCTCAACTCATAAGTTAATGGTAATCCAGAGGCTTTTGCCTCCACGATCACCGTTTCAGGATTCCAATATCGGTATTGTTCCCAAGCTTCTTTTTTAAGATCTGGAAATTCTAATCGTTCTTTAAAAGCATCTAATAGTATTAAATTAGCAGGTGAGTCTTGGTCAGGATAAAAGACTCCCCACGTTGTAATAGCACTATAATCAGATGTCTCCTTTTTTAAAAAAGCAGTATCATAACTTTGAATGATATGTTCTAAAGGTGGGATATAACCTTTGTCCCAGACCTGCCACCATTCACGTTTGATTAAAGATCCTTCTTCTGCTGTAGGATTTTGCATCCACTGCGCGTTCCACTTTCCAACGGACAGTGAAGCTTTGACAGATTCTAATTCATCTAGTTTCCAATACTGCGGCCACACAGGTTTACCTGATGGCATTATTGCTGGGAACTCGATGACTTCCCATTGATCTGATTTTAATTCTTTTTGAGATTTTAATAGCATTCCTGTTAGGTCTTTCATATTCCATCTTGTCATTACAACAACGATTGCGCCACCGGGTTGCAAACGCTGACGTGGTCCTGATGTATACCACTCATAAGCTCGCTCAAGAGCTTGAATGTTAAGTGCGTCTTGTTCTGAGTGTGGGTCATCGATAATCAATAAATCCGCACCACGGCCCGTGATTGCCGATCCCACACCCGCTGCATAGTACTCACCTCCCTGCTCGGTTTCCCATTTACCCGCGGCTTGTGAGTCCTCTCTGAGTCGTGTCTTGAATATTTGTTGGTACTCAGGGGAGTCAATTAACGTTTTGGCTTTTCGTCCAAAGCGGATCGCGAGTTCTGTTGTGTGGGTCGTTTGTATAATTTTAAGATCAGGCTTTCGTCCTACCATCCAAGAGGGTAAGAGGTAGGACGCAAACTCTGATTTAGTATGCCTAGGGGGCATATTAATAATTAATCTTTTGATTTCACCAGATGCAAGTTTATTAAATTTATCTGCAATCTCTTTGTGATGTTTGCCTTCAATAAATTCAGGCCACACGTGTTTAACAAAAGATAGGAAGTCGTTGTTAACTTGTCCTTGTTTCTTTTTTTCTGATAGCTTGATTGCGTATTTAAGAAATTCCTTTTTAGCGTCAGGTGGAAGTTTATCTATAATTTCCTGTTTCATAAAAATTTTTGCAGAATTTTTTTCAACTCTGTTTTGTACCAGTTTTTGTTTTTTTAGGGGTACCCCCTCTATCATATTGCCATTTTCTAATTTAAGCAAGTCTACTTCTAAAACTTACTATATAGGTATGTCTGTACAGTTTGTCTGCCAGAGGGGTGTGGGGGGTCTGTTTGTTTTTGTATTTTGGATTTGTGTTGGGACCCCTATAGGCCGAAGGCCGGGTGGGTGGGCCCGTAGGTCACGAGCAGTGTTGCAATTATGCAACACAAGATGTTGTGTGTGTGGTAAAAATACAACACAAGATATAGTAGTGATAAAA